GCGCTGCCTGACATTACCAGCTTTGGCGATGGCGGACGATCCGTTGGGACGCACGCTCGGCGAAGCGCTTTGGCCGGAGTTGCAGGATGAAGACGCAATTTTCAGGCGGCGCCAAGAGGTGGGCGAACGAGCCTTCACTGCCATGTATCAGCAGGATCCGCGGCCGACAGATTCCACATTATTCAATACTAACAAAGTGAAAATTGTCGCCGAGATTCCGGCTTTGGCTCGGACGATCAGGGCCTGGGATCTGGCCGCGACGGCAGCGGCGACAGGGAACAACCCCGATTATACGGTAGGGTTGAAGCTTGGCGTCACCGACGATTCTTTGATGTTCGTGCTGGATATCATCAGATTTCGGGCGTCGCCGGCCGAGGTCGAGGCGAAAATCTTGGCAACCGCGAGAGTGGACGGGACCGGTACGATAATTGCGCTGGCGCAGGATCCTGGCCAAGCCGGGAAGGCACAAATTGCCATGTTGTCCATCAAGCTCGACGGTTTTAAGGTTGCGACTTCCCCGGAGACGGGTGGCAAGATCACGCGCGCGATGCCGGCCGCGACGCGGATGGATAGTGGAAATATCATGCTCCTGGCGGCGCCATGGAATGATAATTTCCTGGCTGAACTATCTGCGTTCCCAGAGTCTTCCAAAGACGATCAAGTTGATGCCCTGTCACGCGCCGTAAATACGCTCGTGACAACCAACGCTGCAATGACCCGGCGATTCAGCATTCCTCTTATAGGACGCTGAAGCTATAGCTCTGCGAGGCGGAATGTTCGAGACGATATGCGATACGGTACCCGCCGATGGTACGATGCCGGCCCGGACGAGGCGGCTGGATCTATTGCGCCGGGTTCTGGAGGGCACCATCTATGATGGGCTGCCATACCAGTTTCATGAAGAGCGTAACAGCGCCGGCGAATACGTGCCGCTGCGGATGCGACGACCGTCGGTGCGCTACGGGTTATGCCGTGTTGTGGTTGAGGATTCCGTGGCACTTCTATTCAGTGCTGCGCATTTCCCAAGTGTCGAATGTGCCGATCCGGAGATGATGACAGCGCTGGCAGATATCATCCATGAGACTCGTTTGAACGAGGTGATGATCGATGCGGCGATCCGAGGCTCGGTGGGTTCGGTTGCGGTCCTCATGCGCGTTCTGCGCGGCCGGGTTTTTTTCTGCGTTCTGGAGAGCTTGTATTTAACGCCCGAATGGGACGTTTTGGCGCCGGATACGCTGAGCCGCGTGACCGAAACCTACAAGGTGAGTGGGGCGGACCTGGTTGCTCAGGGTTATGAAAATGTCGATGCAGGTAAGATTTATTGGTTTCGGCGTGTTTGGGATGCCAATGCGGAAAGCTGGTATCTGCCATGGGCTGTCGATGAGCCGTCATCTGAACCTGTGAAGGACTCAAAACGCAGCGTTGTCCACGGTCTGGGATTCGTCCCTCTGGTGTGGATACGCAATCTCCCGGGTGGCGATGCCGTAGATGGCGCTTGTACATTTCGCGCTGCAATCGAGACTGGCATCGAGATTGACTACCAGTTGAGCCAGGCTGGGCGGGGCTTGAAGTACAGCTCGGACCCGACGCTGCTGATTAAGGAGCCCGCCACCAGTGATTCGGAGATCGTAAAAGGTGCTGGCAACGCATTGGTGGTGTCGGAGAAGGGTGATGCCAAGCTCCTTGAGATCGGCGGAACGGCCAGCGAAGCGGTGATCTCTTACGTGCGGACATTGCGTGAGTTTGCGCTGGAGGCGGTTCACGGCAATCGGGCCAGCGCCGACCGTTTGACCGCAGCGCAATCCGGGCGGGCGCTCGAGCTCATGAACCAGGGATTGATCTGGCTTGCCGATAATTTGCGAATTTCTTACGGAAATGGGGGCGTTTTGGCACTCTTGAAGATGGTCATTCGCGCGTCCCAGGTTTTTCCGTTGGTGGTAATGGGTGAGACGTTGCCGCTCCTGGATCTGACCCAGCGTCTGACATTGCGTTGGCCGCGTTGGTACCCGCTATCAGCGGATGACCGGTTGAAGGAAGCGCAGGCGATCGCAACCCTGACTGGAGCGGGCCAACTCTCCCAGGAAAGTGGCGTTAAAGCGCTGGCCGCGACGAACGGAATTGCGGATGTACAGGCTGAGCTGAACGCCATCGACCAGGACACGCCATGACAGACGAATCAAATGAGCCGCCAGAGAATTGGCAGATTCGCGCGGAGACGGCGGAAGCCGCGTTGACGCGGGTGCAGGCGGAAACCGAGGCTCGACTGATCCGTGCCGAACTGAAGGCTGAAGCGATCCGCGCCGGCATGGTGGACCTGGATGGATTGAAGCTTTTGGATCTCGCCGAGATCAGGTTGAACGGCACCGGCGAGGTCGCCGATGCATCCGGCATTTTTACAAAATTGAAGCGGCAAAAGCCGTGGCTATTCGGTAGCCCAGCGTCTTCCTCGGCGGCCGCAAATCCGCCACGGCCGGACCCGCCTCGCATGCGGCACGCGAATGAGCTGAGTCACGAGGAATGGCTGGCGGCCAAGGCGGCGTTGCTGCGACGGCGCTAGGTCCAGTCAAGACGGTGGAATGCGCTGGCGATTCCGCTCTACCACTAAATATTGGAGAATCTGACGATGGGTATACAAAATTTTCCGGCCGCTCTGCAGCCGATTATTCAACAGGGTTTTCTGGAGCGCGAGTTCGAAACGGCGCTGAAATCGCGGCTGGGCTATCGGCTGATCGCTGATCGCGAGGAATTTGCCGTTGGCATCGGTGAAACGTTGACGAAGACGAGGGCCGGATTGAAGCCGAGCGTGACGGTGCCGCTGCCGGCCGCCACCAATACGAACCTTGACAATGGACTGACATCGACGAACTGGGGTATCGAACAATACACGATATCCCTCAACTTTTACGCGGCGACTCAGGACCTTAACATGGTGACGAGCCGTGTTGGCATCGCCAGTCAGTTTTTGCAAAATGCGGCGACCAATGGTGAGCAAGCGGCGCGCAGCCTGGATGAATTGGCGCGCAATGCGTTATTTGCGCCCTATTTCGGCGGCAACACGCGGGTGCTCACAACTTTGAGCGGCGCCGGGCCGAGCCTGGAGGTGGATGATGTTCGAGGTTTCCAAAGCGTCTTCGTCAACGGTGTTCAGCAGGCGGTCTCGTCCACGTACCCGATGACCGTGACGGTGGGATCCGACGCGTATAGTCTTGTTGGGGTAACACCGGATGCCAATAATTTATCGACGGCCCCTGGCGGGATTTCTGGACAATTGGTGTTTGCCAGCAACGTGACGGTGGTCGACGGCACCGCCGGAAGTGCGGTGCAGGCGGCGACGGCGAGTGCAATCGTGCGGCCCGCGAACCGCGCGACGACCGCAGCGCTACAGGCGACAGATACGCTGACGATGGGTAATCTGCTGGATGCGGTGGCTCTGCTTCGCCGCAATGCGGTGCCTCTGGTGGACGGCGTGTATAATTGCTATCTCGATCCGGTTTCTGCCCGGCAACTGTTCGCTGATCCGGACTTCAAACAGCTTTTCACCGGTGCCACGTCCAGCAATCCGGTGTTCCGGCAGGGAATGGTCAGCGACTTTCTTGGTCTGCGCTTCATCACGACAACCGAAGCCTATGTTCAATCGTCACCGAGCATTGCCGGACTCTACGTCCGGCGGCCAATCGTCTGCGGACAAGGCGCGCTGATTGAGGGCGATTTTGCCGGCATGGCGGCGGACGACGTGGCGCCTAAGGACAGCCTGGTCAACGTGATCGACAATGTCGCGATGGTGACGCGCGAACCGATCGACCGGCTGCAACAGATCATCGCGCAAAGCTGGTACTGGATCGGTGGGTTTTGCGCACCCTCTGATACCACCACGACGCCGACGACGGTGCCCACCGCCACCAATGCGAACTACAAGCGCGCGGTGATGCTCGAGCATATCGGGTAAGGGGGCGAGACATGTCAACGGGTTCAATCCAGCCGTTCCGCCCGGCGGGCACAGCCAGCGTCGCAGCGTCGGCGACGTCCGGTAGCGTGCCGTTGGCCGGCGGTGGTCACGCGGTGCTGGTCTATAATGCGTCCAGCGCGACTGCGTTTTTTCGCCTTGGCGCCGGTGCGGGATTGACGGCTTTGCTGTCAGATACCCCTGTACCGGCGGGGGCCCGCATGCTGGTTGATGGTGGACCTTTCGTCAAATACGCGGCGGCAGTTCTCGCGGCTGGAACCGGAACGGTTTATTTCACGCTCGGTGACGGGGACACCTACTAGCTATGTCCGGCACGGTGCCAACCGCTTTCACCAATGCGCAGAAGACCGATGTGCGGCGTTTCTGCGGCTATCCTGCGTATGGCGCCGGCGCCACGGGTTTTGAGTCATGGCGGTTTTTCCAGGCCTACGGCACGCTGGAATATCGCATGAACAACCTGTCGCCGGCCGAGATCGCGGTGACGCTGCAGTATTTGATCACGCTGAATATGCTGGAGGCGGCGGTTCCTCCCGCTTCCGGTAATTTGGACACCGAAAGTGCGGCAGCTTGGACGCACAACCCGAATGAGACACGGGATCGGATGAATTTGTTTGATAGCTGGCGCCGCCGGTTGTGCGGATTCATGGGTATTCCGCCCGGTCCGGCCTTGGCGGATACCGGCATAACGCTGGTTGTATAGTGTTATGGATGGTTTGAAATTGGCGGACCGGTTGGCCTATGGCGCCGGTTGCGCGGCGCGGCGCGTCGGGTTTCTTCATGACGCCTACCGGCCAAACGGGCCGATGCCGCCGATCGACCTTGCCAACCGCTTCCTGCGCTTGTGTGTCGGCTATGTTCTGCCGGGAGGCAGCGTGGGCGCACCTGCCGGCTTTGGTGTGCCGTTTCGGCAGGCCTGGGCGGATTGGAGCTACTTGCAGGTCGGCGACTATCTTGCAGGTCCTGAGGGTGTGGCTTTTGTCGCTGCTATTGAACCGCCAAAGCCGATGTTAGTGGTGATGACCAATTCCGTGGTCAGCCTGGCAAGGCCGGCACCGCCGGTTCTGGCGGGGCTGAACCCGTATGGCGCGGTGCTGCCTGCGAGCGAGACGGTCTTGCTCAGCTGTTTTCCGGCAAGTCTTCTGGTTGGCGGGATTGATGACAGAACCAGAGCCGGGCTGCCAGACGACACAAAAGTCCCCGGCTTCACGGCGTTGTTGCCGGCGATCGATAGCGTGCAGCCGCATGTGGCTGATGTTTTGAGCAATGACTGCGGCGAGCGGTTCGTAACGACCGCGGTGGAACGATTGAATGGCGTTTGGCGATTGTCCGCAGTGCAGGCCGTGAGCTGATGGCCGACCAGGCGGATGTTGAGACGGCAATAGCGTCGTTGATCGCGAACGCGCTGTACCCGAACGGGACCGCAGCGCCCGGCGCGGTGCCAAATGTTTGTCGCGTCTATCGAGGCTATCCGACCGCGCCAGCGCTGGATTCGGACTTGGCGGCAGGCGTTGTTCATGTTTCGATCGTAGGCGGCAGCAGCGTGAAGAACGTCACTCGGTATCCACGCGTTTGGAAAACGGTAGCGCCGGTGTCGCCCACGTTGACGGTGACATTAAGTTCCGATTCGGCGTGTTTTGCGGGCAGTTGCGCGGTGGGCCAACTGGCTGGTGTCGTGGTGAACGGCGCGCTGTTTCCCTACGCCGTGCAGGCGAATGACACGCCGCCCACGGTTGCCAGCAATTTGGCGACATTGCTGCGAGCGGCGGGCTGGATTGTGAATTATAGCGGTGTCGCGATTAGCGTACCCGGAGCGGAGCTATTTACGGCGCGGGTGGTCTACGGCGCTGGTGCGCTGCAAGAGATCAAACGCCAAGTTCAGGATTTCAAGATTGCGATGTGGTGCCCCGACCCGGTGTCGCGCGACGCCGTGGCGCCAGTGATAGACCAGGCGTTGGCGGCGGAAAAATTCCTGGCCTTGGCTGATGGCTCATTCGCGCGACTGATTTTTGCCGGAGGCGAAGTGCTGGACAGCGCCGCAGACGCAACGCTGTACCGGCGTGACATTACCTACAGCGCGGAATACCCAACGACGCTAGCACAGACGACGCCTGCCATGCTGTTCGGGTCCGCCAGCCTGTACGCCGATGCGGCGTTTGTTGAAACTCTTCAAGGTTAAAGGAAAACCAATGACATTCCATCTGGTTGTGCTGCGGCCCTTCAGCGCGTTCAAACGCGGCGACGTGATTACCGAAAGCGCCGTGGTCGCCAGGGTTTTGGCAGGACCGGAAGCGAGCTTCGTTGTCCGCGTCAGCGCAAAGGGAGACTGAGCCATGCCGGTTTTCGCCCAGGGTAGTATTAACACCACGGCGCTGATTGTGCCGGATCTATA